CGTAGGGCGTGCGTTTGCGGGAATGTTCAACGGAACGAAAATCGGGAATCTGTTTTCCGGTATCGGCGGAGCCGCAGGCGGCATATTCTCCAAAATGTTTTCCGGTATCGGCGGAATGGCAGCGGGAGCCGCCGGGAAGCTGACCGGCGTATTTGCGAAAGCTGGAACCATGATTGCCGCCGGTCCTCTTGGGAAAATCGGCGGAGTGATCGGAAAGGGATTCGGGAAGATTGGAACCTTGCTTGCGCCGCTTCAAAAGCTGGGCGGGGCGATCTTGGGACCGTTCGGCGGTATCGCCGGAAAGATTCTGCCCGTCGTGGGCGTGATCGGCCTGATTATTGCCGCGGTCCAGATTTTCAGGGACCACCTGGACGACGTGCGGAACCTGATTGAACGTGTTTTCGGTCCAGCCGGGGTTGCTGTATTTGACAACATCGTGGGCGTGATTACGAATATCGGGAACACGATCAAGGGTATTTTCAGTGAAGGAAATCTTGCGAGTGCGCGGGACTTCATCAACGGAATTTTCGGAGAACAGGGCGTTGCAGTATTCGACACGTTCGTTTCCATTGTGCAGACGGTCAGCGGCGTATTTGGGGAATTTATTTCCTTCATAGACACAAATGTAAAACCGGTCATTGAAGGACTATTTTCTTTTATCGTTTCAACAGTGCTTCCGCAAATTGCAAGCGCGTTTGTTGCATGGGGGCCAACGATCACCGGGATTATTCAAAACATCTGGCAGGTTGTACAGACAGTAGCAACAGCGGTCATGTCGGTTATTTCTGCCTTGATGCCAACGATTCAATCACTTATCAGCATTGGACTTGAGACCGTGAAAAACGTTGTCAGCGGCGTTCTGACGGCGATTCAAGGGCTGTTTGACGTGTTCGCGGGTGTATTTACCGGCGATTGGTCCCGTGTGTGGGAGGGCGTGAAAAACGTCTTTTCAGGCATTTGGGACGCGATCACAGGGATTGCAACAGGCGCGCTGGACGGAATAAAGGCAATGCTGAATGGCGTGATCGACAAGATCAACGGATTAAAAATTCCGGATTGGGTCCCGCTGGTTGGCGGAAAGTCTCTTGACATACCGAAATTTGCAAAGGGTACACAGCGGACCCCCGATACGTTTATTGCGGGAGAAGCGGGAGCGGAGCTTATCACCAACGCACGGAACAAGACCGTATTTACGGCGGCGGAAACTGGAAGGATTGCCAGCAGCGTCCGCGCCGTGCGTGAAGGTGCGGCAATGGTTCCGTCTCTGCAAGCCGCAGTGATCGGGGCGCAGGATGCGCCGCAGGCGGTAAAAAGTTCGGCACCGGAACAGCTACGAAATATTATTGCAGTCGCGCCGGATGTGAACGTAGCGGCTGGAAAACAGGGCGCGGCGGATATTCTGGAACAGCGGGAGCGTTTGCAGGAAATCCGGGAAGCTACTGCCGTAACAGCACCGGGGCAGATACAAAGCCCGCAGGAAGTACGCGAAATTGTCATGATGGCCCCGATTCTGCAAGCGGCTGTTGCAGACATGCAGGCCACACGGATGGCAAATCCGGGTATTGAAAAGTTGCCTGTTTCGGCTATGGCAGAAGCGGCAAAACTGGAAATTCCGCAATTACAGTATGCGAAAGTTGGAGTAAATGCGCCGGATATTGCAGCACCGACAGTTTCGGCAGGACAACGGCAAAGCTCTATTGTCATCAACAGCAATCCCGTTTTCAATGTTGGAAGTGAAGCACAGGCACAGGACATTGAAGCGATCTTGCGGAAACATGATGAAGAGCTTTTGCGGGAAATAGACGAACGCGACAGACAGCGTGCGGACGATGAAAGGCGGCGGAATTATGACTAGCTATACGACCATTGCCGGGGATATGTGGGACGGAATCGCCTATAAAACATTAGGGAATGAGGCATACACCGACAAGATCATAACGGCAAATCAGAAGTTCCGCCGTCTCTTTATCTTTCCGGCGGGAATTGTCCTGAATATCCCGGAGCCTGACGCGAGAGTTGCGGCAGGCTTGCCGCCGTGGAAGAGGGGTAACGTATGAACGCAAGAAGAACCGAAATAAAACTGATTTTCGAGGGTGCGGACATTAGCGAGGATATCAACAAGAACCTTCTTTCTCTGACCTATACGGACAATGAAGAGGACAAGACGGACGATCTGCAAATTTCCATTGACGACAGAGAAGGATACTGGCTGGGAAGCTGGCTGGACAGCGAAACAGCGTCAAAGGGTGCGGAGATTTCGGCGGTCATCATTCAAAAGAATTGGGAATCAACCGGACAAGATCAGGTGCTGGATTGCGGCACATTCGAGGTTGACACCGTGGATGGGAGCGGCCCGCCCACAAAGGTAAATATAAAGGGCGGGTCAATCCCCTATAAGTCGTCGGCGCGGACACAGAAGAAAACAAAGGCATGGGAAAAAATAAATCTTTCGGCGATTGCAAGCGAAATCGCCGGAAACAACGGCATGTCCTGCATGTTTGAATCAGCGGATGACCCCTTTTATGATCGAAAAGAACAGATGGAGGAATCAGACATAACCTTTTTACAGCGGCTTTGTAAGGATGCGGGGATTTCCTTAAAGGTCACTGCAAATAAGATCGTCTTATTTGACGAATTGGACTATGAGCAAAAGGGCACAGTCATGACAATCAAGAAGGGTGAAGCGAATGTGCTGGGATATTCCTTCTCCACAAGTCTGCATAATTCAGCGTTCAGCAGTTGCCACGTATCCTATACGGACCCGAAAACGGGGAAAACAATAGATTACACCTACAAACCAAAAGATGCGGACAAGTCCGGGCAGGTGCTGGAGGTAAACGAAAAGGTAAAGGATAAGTCGGAGGCACAGAAGCTGGCAAAGAAGCGGTTGCGCCAAAAGAACAAGAACGAATTCAAAGCGTCGTTCAATCTTTCGGGGGATACGCGGCTGGTTGCCGGGGTGACGGTGGAAACTTCCGGCTATGGAGCGTTTGACGGGAAATACATCATAGAAACCGCAACGCACACAATTTCCAAAAGCGGCGGTTACAAGACTGACATTTCCTTGCGGAAAGTGCTGGAGGGGTATTGATGGACAGCGTAACAAAGAATTTGGTCCGGGCCGGAACGGTCAGTTCGGTTGACGTAGAGAACCGGACGGCGCGGGTGATCTTCAAGGACAAAAGCAACCTTGTTTCAGGGGAATTGAAGGTGCTTGCAAATCAGCCGCTTGTCACCGTTGAAAAATGGGTGGACGGCGAAAAATGGAATTACGATGCGCAATATTCTTCCGCTGACCGGTCTTTAGGATTGGGGGAAAGCTATGTCACCGCAGCACCGAAAAGCCCGGACGTGATAACCGTTGACAAGCTCATCGAGTATAAATGCCCTACACATGTAATCGACGAAAAGAAATACCACAAGCACGTTATCAAGGTATACCCGTGGCTTCCGTATGTGGGACAATTCGTAGTCTGCCTGTACTTTGCCAACGGAGAATATGACGGTATTGTGTTAGGGGGGATTTGAGGAAATGGCGACCATTGGGAGCTGGGGGGATATTACCTTTGCAGTTTCCCGGCAGTCCGTAAAGACATTTGACGGCCTGAAATGGGAGAGCGCGGCGAAATACGCAACACATGACCGGCACTTGAAGGAACCGCTGCTAGAGTTCACAGGGACAGACGTTGAAACCATGTCGTTTTCCATGTACTTTTCTGTATTTCTTGGGGTGGACCCGATCACAGAGGTTTCCAACATGATACAGGCAATGCGCCGGGGGGAAGTCCACCGGCTTGTTATCGGGCCGAAAGCATACGGAACCGGGAAATGGGTCATTGAGAAACTTTCCTATTCGCTTGACCGGTTCGACAACAAGGGGAATCTGCTGGTTGCGTCGGCGGATATCACTATGAAATCTTATTCGGCGCGATAGGGGGTGCGGCGGTTATGGCATATGTGGTAAAGGCGTACAGCCTGAAAAAGATTAACCTTGCGCCGGAATCGACGGTTGAAGAGGTATTGCAGAATGTGGCGATCATTATTTCAACGCCGAAATTTACGGTCCCTTTGGACAGGGGGCTGGG